ATCGTACACACAATCTAGCTCAAGGCCAGGTTAACTCGTACGAGAAAGATATCAACGTAGTTGCTCTAGTAACTAACGAAGATGGTCAAACAATTGGATCTCAGGTTCGTGGCCAGAGAGTATTCCCACCCGAATTTCTTGTAACTGCACTACCTAAGATTACAGTGTCTGAGATTGCTCAAAGACAATTTGATGTTGTTGAGCGTACTCATGACAAAACTACCTTCCAGATTATGTTAAAAGAAGACCGCCAAGGCTTGAAAGAGCTTTATGCTGCTTCAACTCTTAACAATGACGCTGTTAATATAACTGGAACAGTTTCTAAGTCAGCTCTTGAAACTCTTCAATATGAAGTTGAGCGTTGGAGATTACAGGTTGATAAATTCCTTATGAATCGTGCTGAATTGGGCGATTTAAAGAAAAATATCAATGCAATAGACTTCGACCCAATTACTTCCAGAGACCTTCTTCTAACTGGTATCTTTGGTTCAATTTGGGGAGTTAATGTTTATGTAACTGCCGGTGTTGACGAAACTGGTATTGAGAGTGTTTCCGTTCCTGCTGGTATGATCTTTGCAGTAACTGAAGGCCGTTATCTCGGTGCAATGCCCGTTCGTGTTGAACTAAGTGTTTTCCCAGCTGATCAGTTCGTGTTTGGATATCCTTCCTATGGTTGGTTATTCCTCGAACAAATCAGCCAAATAGTTCTAAACCCAAGAGCAGTTGCTGTTGCAATGAAATCCACTGCTACCGTTCCTACCTGGATGCTGTAGTAGAGATTTTAAGGCATATATTTCTGCTTTGTATAGGATACCCCACAAGGGTATCCTATTTTTTTAACTTAAAAAGAACCACTATATTTCTATAATTTCTAATAAATTATATGCCTAATAAAGGCAAGGAGTCTAAATGAAATGAAAGAAGACGTTTACAATCCAGACATTGATTCTCAATTGGGTAGCCCCCAGTTTGATAGAAATCTAATGGGTTCCAATCCTGTAGCTCCGGAAGCTATTATGGAAAAACTTGCATTACAGCAAGAAGCAGAAAAACAGTATGCTGCTAAGAAAATGGAGAATCTTATTCACGGTATGAACGAAAAGAAGATATCTGCTATGGATACTGAACCAATTCAAGATTCTTCTTCTAAAGAATTAAAAGTAGCTAGAACCGTTAATTATCCGCAGATAAAACCTGCTGAAGATTTAGTAGATTTCCAAAAAGAAGAAGTCGAACAGACCCCATTTTTACCTTCTAAATCAAGTTCTATCAAGCAAAGAATTCAAGATGCAGAAGCAAGATTAGGCATTGATCATTCTTTTTCTGCAGTTAAATCTCGCTCAGAACAAGCAAGATCTTTTTTTGATGAATTTGGTGAAGAAACTTTTTATGTTAAAAACATAAGCAACGGAATCGTTGTTATCTCTGATCTAGATAGAGGACAAAACGGGATTAGTGGTGAAAATAGAATTTCAAGGGGTGCTGTAATTGACCTACTTAGTCAATACGATCTAGAGACACTGAAGAAATCGAGAGAACTTAGAACAGCTATTTCTGGCCGCGGATCACAGCTTCTTCTAAAAAGGCTTACTCCGGAAGAGTATCTAGAGGAAATTGAAAGAGAAGCACAAAATAAAGAAAAGATTGAACAATTCAAAGTAATGGCTGAGCTTAAAGCAAGTACAGGTCAGTCTAAACCTAAAAAGCCTATAAGACCAGTTATTGAATCTAAGCTTCTTCAACTTCAGCTAAGTTACTCTGATACACCCCATAAAGGAATAACTCCTGTTGAGTTTATCCAGTGGTTAAATACAGAAAAGCTCACTCTAGATGAACTTGATTACATCTTAAGCGGTGTTGATGATAAGGATATCAGAATGTTTGTTCACGCAAAAAAACAAGACTTACTATAGGATAAGTAATGATACAAGTATTGGATGTTGTAGAACAAACCACTTCTTCAATTACTTTTACAACTGAAGAATTGACATCAGATGACTATAGATGTTATGTAGTTTATGATACATCTACAGGGCATACTACTTTAAATGACTATTATTCCTGGAGAGCGGATACTTATACATCTACTGGTCTTACTACTGCTTGTGGTTTTGTTATAAATAACTCTTACTTGTATCCAAGACTTACTACTCCTATTTCTGATTACTCTACGTTAAATACATCTTTATTTTATGGTCTAACACGTACAGAACATTTTATTCTAATGAGTCTTATTGATAGAATAGATTTAGTTAGAAAGAGACTTCCCAGTCCGGGAACTGTAATTGAAGATGTAGATGGTTTTGGCGATAATGGTATTGCATCTGTTGCTGGGGGGTATTACAAGAAATTTTCAGTTAGTGAATTAATGAGATACATTGAAGGCACTTTAATTGAAATAAATCTTCATCCCCCAGCAACAAGTTTTTATTGGGATTTCACAACTACAGATACAGATGCAATAACAAATCCTTACATTAGACAAACAGCTACTGGTGTACCTTATCCTTTTGTTGATTTAGTAATTCAAGGGGCCATGATAAGAGCTTTAATGTCTTGGGGGTTACTAGAAGTAGACTTACACTTTTCTACATCTGATTCTGGATTAACAATTACCTATGATAAGAGCATGCAAGTTCAAAGTTGGATGGATAGAATTCTAACTACCTATACAAAAGAGATGGACTTGCTAAAGTGGAACTATGCAAACCATGCTGGCGTGGGTGTGGGAAGCTTGCCATATTCGGCTACGGGAATCTGGGGAACTGCAATGAACATGGTAGCAAACTCAGGTATTATGCCTTTAACTAGTATGCTTGGATTTAATATACGTTCAAATACACCATTATAAGTAAGTATTAGAAAGACAATGCTATGCAAAGAAGATTATCGAACGTTCTTTATTCAGTTACTTCCTCAACTGGTTCATATGTTTCTTTGAACTTCGATAATGCTTCTTTAGATTACTTTGACTCACCTATAAAACAAGAATTTGATAATGTTCTTATTGATAACATTGGCTCAGGAGATATTAGATTCTCCCTTAAGCCCGGTTTAGATTTAACTTCAAGTATTGTTGGTGCAAAAACACTTATCTCAAAAGATAGCATCTATATTCAAGAGCATGTTACACATATAACATTCTATTTTATCTCTACTTCTACTATAGAATTAGTATTGATTTTGGATTTAGACGATGAAAGCGGGTAAAACAAACCAATCCAAAATAATACTTGATAGATCTTCTGCTTCAGCTACTAGCTATATCCCCACCAGTACAGGAACGAGTACTGCTACAACTGTTCAAGAAGAATTAGATCATCTAGAGTATATCTTTCCTTTTAAAAGTTCGGGTATCTTTACTCCTCCCACTATCTCAACAAGCACAGGTGTTGTTACAATAAGTAGTGGTGAATACCTTCTTTTTAATGATGAAGAATACAATGAAGAAAAATTGTACAAGTATACTATTTCTGGCGGAACATTTTCTGTACCCAATGATAATGTACAGCATTATCTAGTAGCAGATTATAATGACGGTTCACCAGAAATTGTTTTAATTACTGATGTAAATCTTATTAATCAAAGCGATGTAACACCCATTCTTACATTGTATAATCTAGAAAATGTTATTCTATATCTTTTCTGGGATCAAATGGCGAAAGGTTTAGCTAATAAGCTATGCCATAGATTTGTTAAAACAGAAAGATTTAAAGTTCAACCAGGTGGTTTACAATTAGGTGAACAAGCAACAAGAATTCTAACTATTACAGCAGGAACTGTATGGTATGGTGCTTGTTTTAATGATTTGGTAGCTATAAATTCTTCTGTAGCTGGACAAGAAATAGCTTTTTGGTACCATGTCGGTGGTGTGTGGACGAGGGCAACAACTACAGTATATAATAATTCTCAATATGATGATGGAACTAATTTACAAAGTTTAAACCCAAATAGATATGCAGTTAACTGGGTTTATCGAGGTGTTTCACAATTAAATAATAGACCTGTTATTGTGTTAGGAAGTGGAAATTATACACTAGCTGAGGCATTAGAAAGCAAACAACCCTTGAATATACCTCCCGTAACAGCAAATTTTGGTATTCTAGTGGGGAGAATTATTGTCAAGAAGGGAGCAACCACAGCTACAGAAATTGATACATTGTACGGATCTGTAGAATTTACATCTATTACATTGCATAATGGTTTATCTGGTATACAGGGTGGTGCTGTAGATGAGTACTATCATCTTACGGAACTTGAGCATACAAGATTATCTACCGGTTCTTTAAGCATATCTTCTATTACTACTACTTATTCTATTCTTTCTACAGATGATGTACTACTATGTAATGGTACTTTTACAGTTACTTTACCCTCAGCTTTAGGTTCTGGTAAACTATATCACATAAAAAATATAGGAGTGGGTGTTATAACACTTGCAGGTAATACAATAGATGGAGAATCTTCACAAACTTTACATCAATGGGAAAATATCAATATAATTGATGGTTCAATAAATAATTGGTATATTCTATAGGATAATAATTATGAGTTACTTTAAAAGAATTCAACAAGATGTTATTGCAGATACAAATAATAGTTCTACTACAAATCTATCCAGTTCAGGTATATTTTTAGGTGAAGGAACTTCAACACTCGGTATTGTTGGTATACAAGTAAGCCTAAATACAGATAAAAATTGTATGGTATGCATCGAACAATCGCCTGATAATATAAATTGGGATTTACAAGATGATTTTTTATTTTATGCTGTGGATAATATTGGGGATGGTTGGACAGTTCAAGCACAAAATTCGTATACAAGAGTTAAAGTTACTAATTTAACAACTACATCTACAGGATTTTTTAGACTACAAACAGCATTATGCCCTATAGTTGAAGCTGTTCCGAGAAGCCTAGATCTATCAGGAAATTTAAAAGTGGGTGTTAAAAATATAGAAGATCACTACGGATTTTCAGCAGAATGCACACCCTTTTCACAGTTAAGAACAACTGAAGTTTTTCAACTTATTGGCGGTATTGGATCTGGATCTAAGGTAGATAGTAATTTTTGGTCAGCTACAGTTGCCAATGATGGAACAGTAACTGAAACTGGTGGAGAAGTAATTATAAGAACTAATACTACTACAAGTGGATCTGCAATTATAAATTCAATTAGAAAAGCAAGGTATGTTGCTGGATCTGCAAATCAATTTGTAAGC